GCCAAAATGGTATTGTGTTTGCTGATGCTCGTTGGGACGGTGCAGGTACAGCCGACCCAATCAATAGTAGTATTCCAGCGATTTCAACTTTGTTGACCAGTAACTACACTGACCTAGATTGCCCAAGTTATCAATTATACCCACGTGGTACATTATTGTTTAACACACGTCGTAGTGGCTATAACATTAAACGTTATCAAAGTGAATACTTTACTTCAGCTATGTTCCCGGGTCAATCATTGCCATCAGTGGCAGGTGCCTGGGTCACGGCTAGCGGATTAGATGCTAATGGTGTAGTACAAGCTGGTAGTAAAGCACAAAGAGCAGCAGTAGTTTCTGCACTACAAAGTGCTATTGACAGCAACTTAGATGTGTTAAGTAGTGTCTACAACTTTAATTTAATTGTTTGCCCTGGTTATCCAGAGTTGATTCCTAACATGTTGACTCTAAACAGCAATCGTAGTAATACAGCGTTTGTTATTGGTGACACACCATTGGATCTACAACCCAATACGGTTGACATTACCAATTGGGTCAACAACACAGGCGGAACAGGTCTTCCAAGTGATGCAGCAGCAAGTCCATACTTGGCCTTGTATTACCCAGCTGGTCAAACCAATGACCTAGCAGGTAATACCGTTGTAGTTCCAGCTAGCCATGCAGTATTGCGTACATACTTGTACAATGATCAAGTTAGTTATCCATGGTTTGCACCCGCTGGTGTCAACCGCGGTCTGATCAGTAACATGAGTAACATTGGTTATATCAATAACTCAACAGGCTTATTTGTACAAAATGCTGTAAGCCAAGGTCTACGCGATGCTCTGTTTACATTGAATATCAATCCTTTGACACAATTACCTGGTGTTGGTTTAGTGATATTTGGTCAATTGACACGCAGCGGTGATACAACAGCACGTAACCGTGTAAACGTTGTTCGTTTAGAAAACTACTTGCGTACAATATTCTCAAGTATCAGCAATGGCTTCTTGTTTGAACCAAATGATGCAGTAACACGTAAATCAATTTCAAGTCAAATTGAAAATGCATTGAACAATGTGTTGTCACATCGCGGTCTATATGATTTCTTGGTAATTTGTGATACAACTAATAATACTCCATCGGTGATTGCAAACAATCAACTATATGTAGATGTTGCTATTGAACCAGAGCGTGACGTAGAATTTATCTACATTCCAGTTGCTATTTACAATCCTGGCTCGATTGCTCAGTTGAATATACAATCGACTTAATTAGATAAATAAGAGTAATAGGAGAACATTATGCCAGTAGCATCATTAAGTAATTTTACCGTACCACAAACAGGTATAAGCAACCAAGGCCTGTTAATGCCAAAGCTGAAGTATCGCTTTCGTGCAACATTTATTAACTTTGGTCAGGGTGCTAGCACAAATGAGTTGACCAAACAAGTAATTGATATCAAGCGCCCAAGTGTTAATTTCAACCCAATTACACTGGATGTTTACAACTCAAAGGTATATTTACAAGGCAAGCCAGAGTGGCAAGAAACCACTATCAACTTGCGTGATGATGTTACCGGTGCAGTGACTCAATTGGTTGGTCAACAGGTACAGAAACAATTTGATTTCATGGAACAAGCATCAGCACCAAGCGGCACTGATTACAAATTCCAATTGTTGTTTGACATTCTTGATGGCGGTAATGGAAGTACTAACATTGGTGTTCTTGAAAAATGGGAACTGGATGGTTGCTTCTTGAGTCAAGTCGACTATGGTGACATGGCCTACAACAGCAATGATCAAGTGCAAATTGCATTGACCGTTAAGTTTGATAATGCTATCCAAACATTTGGTGGCAACGACATGGCAACACCAGTAAAATATGATCCAAACTTTAACCATGTAAGTGGTGTTGGCGGCGGAAACTTGTAATAGCTGACACAGCAACACACAAAACCCGAGCTTAAAAACCTCGGGTTTTTTATTGGATAAATATTAGTATGACCACAAACTTACGCAACTATCAACACGCCAGTAGAATATTCATTGATTCTAATTATCGGCTGAGTCCCAAGTACGGATTTCTGTTTTATGTTGAGTTTGATTTTAATCCACAGATTACCAATATCAGCAACACGGCTGCACAAGAATTGGGCATGATTGTAAAAAGCTGTAACTTGCCAAAGTTTACTATTGATACCAAGGTACACAATGCGTACAATCGTAAAAACATTACTCAGCACAGTATCAAGTACGATCCAATTCAAATCACATTCCATGACGATCAGGCCGACAACGTTCGTAATTTCTGGTATGACTATTATAGTTTCTTTTATCGCGACAGTGACTATGCAGATGCTACCTATCAAATAATCAACAAGTATCAAGAACGTCCTTCATTTGATTGGGGCTATAGTCCTAGACCAGTGGGTAGCTACAACTCAGCCACAGCTTACCAAGACTATCAATACATACAAGGCATACGAATCTATAGTTTGTATCAGGGGCAATTTGACGAGTACGAATTGATCAACCCTATGATCACACAATTTAGACATGGCGATCATGTCAATGGTGACAATACGGTACTTGAACATCAGATGCAGATTCAGTACGAAGCTGTAAAATATCAAACCGGATCCATTACAGAAAATAATACAGGTGGGTTTATTGATCTGCACTACGACCTAACTCCAACCCCGTTGGGTGGTAAACCAAACTACGAGACAGCATCCAGTGAAGTCACCGACTTGGCCAGCATCAATACCAATGCTTCAAGTGCCGCGGTGTTGCCAAACATTCCAATCACTGGTGCATTGACACCAGCATTTAGTTTTGGATCATTGTCCAGCATACTTACCAATTTAAACGCTGCCGCTGGAACCAATGGTGGCGGGTATACATTGCCGGCGCTGGGAAGCCTAACCTCTGGTATCAATAATAGTAACTTTGTAGGTGCACAGCTACAGGCCGCCACGGTGGCACTAGCAGGAACAGCCGCTAATACATTGGCTGGTGGAGTAGTTAAGGGACTGGCACAGGGATTAGGACCACAGGGCACCAGTGCTCTTACCTTATTGGCCGCTGCCATAGCAAGTCCACAGGCCGCATTAACTACCGTAGAAAACATGGCATCTAAATTTGTGATGGGCGCAATATCACAAGGTGTCAATAGTCTGGCCACATCGGCTGGTCAGGAACTTACCAAGGCAATCTCAGGAGCATTGTCGCCAATTGGTCAGGGTATTTCAGGTGCATTTGGCGACTTATCCAATCTTGGTTCTGGCTTTATCTCAGGATACTCCCCCGGAACTACCTTGTACAATGCACTGAACCCGATCAGCGGGCAGGGAGATTTGGCACAACTGAATCCCGACGGCACGGTAAACTTGTCGCAATTTAATATTGGGTCAACAGAATTGCCGTTGAGTTATACTCCTGACCTTGGTCCAGTGACAGATATGAGTGTGTTTGATTCAGTGAGTTTTGATTAATTATGTCTAATCAAATTACCACAGCAACCAATACGCAAGCACCAGATCTTAGTAATACACAACAAGATCCCAACAAGTATTTCAATAATTTTTTTGCATTTGACTTCAGTGTTGGTGCCGAGGCCAATGATGCTATCACTGCTTATTTTGAAGACTATACTGGAAGCAAAACTTCTGGCAATGCTCTGGCAGCCGCAGTACTTTATACGGCCAAGGCACAGAATATAGATCCAATGGTAGTGTTGGCTGAGTTTCAAAAATTAGGTCCAGGGGAACTGAACAATTACCTTGCTGCATTTTTAAATTTCAATCGTGTGCCGACCAGTACCATTGGTTTTAAATCCGCCAGTCAAACTAATCCATACATCACTCGCAGTATTCTTCCATAATGTCAAAGTACGCACAGGGCAAATTTCAATTGCAAAATCCTGCCAAGTATGTGGGCAACAAAAGCCCCACCTACCGTAGCAGCTGGGAATTCACGTTCATGACCTTCTGCGACAACAATCCTTCAGTCCTGCAGTGGGCAAGCGAAGCAGTACACATCAACTATCGCAATCCCCTAACAGGCAAGAACACCATATATGTTCCAGACTTTCTAATGACCTATATGGATGCCAGCGGCAAGCAACATGCCGAAGTGGTTGAAGTAAAACCTCTAAAAGAAACCAGTCTACAAGAAGCTGGCAAAAGTCCCAGAGCACAAGCGTCAGCTATTCTCAACATGGCAAAATGGGAAGCCGCAAGAGCCTGGTGCCAAGCACACAATTTAAAATTTCGCGTGATTACTGAAAACGATATTTACGCCATGGGTGGTGGCCGTAAATAAATACGGTATGACCAAAAAATTAGAAGAATTATTTAATTTACCCTCTGTAGACGCTACCCCAGAAGAAACCGAGCAGACCATAGCCGAAAATCGTGAGCTGATTACCGAAGTAGATCGTGCCATAGACAAAATAGATGCGGCCCTGCCCACGGTACGCGACCTAGAAACAGGCGATAGCGAACTGGACGAATTGGCTACTCTTGCCAAAGAAAAGGCCGAGGATCTAATAGACCTGGGCATGAATGTAGAACCACGTTTTTCAGGTGTTATACTACAGACAGCCGGTATGCTATTGGGCCAT